CAAGCATATCGTATATATTCTGTATTCAATATGATCATGTTAAAGGCGGAGCAATTAGATATTATTGAATTTTCTCCTACTCATGCCTTTAAACAAGATAGACCAACCTATTCTTCTTCAGGAAAAAAATCTATTGATCCTAAAGAGATGAAAAGAATTCTTAAACAAATTCATTGGTCTTACGATAAATATAATTCTCAATCTGCATTCTTATTGCTCATACAAGCATATACTGGTGCTAGATGGGGTGAAATAGCTGCACTTACACACGCAGATATTGATTTTGATAATAATAAAATTCTTATCAATAAATCTAAATCAATTAAAACTGGTAAAGTTGGTCTTACAAAATCAGGTCATTTGCGATCAGATGAAGCTGATATGGGTGAAAGAATAGTGCCTATAGCTTCTAAATTTACTAAAATGATTGATGATTATGTTGTTAATGCAGATATTAAAAAGAATGGCGAACTTTTCAGTTGTTCTTATACAGTATCACAAGATACATTTATTGCTGCTTGTAAAAGAGCTGGTAGTACACAAAGAGAAACAAAAGTATTTAGACGATTTGTTTCAACTGAAATGCGCAAGATTGGTGCTAGTCGTGATGAAGTAAAATTGCGTCTTGGTCATAGCAACGATGCTACACAAGACATTTATGTTACTCATACTGACAAAAATGCCAGTAATCATGCTTCAAAGCTATTTAAAACACTTAACAGCTAATTTTTGAATCATAGAAAAGCTTTTAATATTGGGAGGTCTAATCATACAGACCTCCTTCTTTTTTTGCTTGTACGGTTAAATATGAGCTATTTTTTTTTAAATCTTGGCTTTAATTCAACTAAAATCTCGTTATTTTTACCATAACCTTTAATTCTATATTTCCCTGAAGCTAATTTATTTTTTACATCTTCAGACGGTTTAATTTTAAATTGTGTTTTCATATTTATTATGACGGATAGAAGTAAAAATTGTTTTAAATGCACTTATGCAAATTGTGTAGTTTTCGTAAATATCTAACCAATGTTGATGCTTGTACTGTTCTCTCATTCTCTAATCTTGGATAGAGTTTTCTTACTCTAAAAGTTTTCATATCTTTATAAAATATTAGCATGGCAGGAATTTTGCTTTGCCTAGCCAACTTCATAACAGCCGTACAATTTATATGTTTGACCTTTATCGTATGCGTGTTCAATTAATAATAAAGTTTGATAACATTTACTGCATACTTCAACCAAATCTATATCGATAGCAGCCAAATGATCTATGGTACGATGCCACTCGTTAAAGGGATTCCCCTTTTCAAAATAAGTATATCTAGGACTCACTCTTTGTTATACTTTTAGGTAAATCTATTTGTTTTTCTAATTTAATTATTTCTTGTCGTAATTTAAAATTATCTTCAATTTTTTTTTCTAATAAATCTTTTGAGAATTCTAATTGTGATTGTAATTCTCTAATTTGTTTTTCAAGGTCTTGTTTAAGCACTAGCTGTCATTACCAAAAAAATATTGTTCTTCATCATACGCACTCATTTCTTCGTCCGGCAAATGCGTTACATTGTTTGGATTGTATGGAGCTGAAGGTATTGCTTTAGGAAATTCTTTTTGTGCAGCTTCTTCCGAAGAAAAGCTATCAACATAAATTTTTTGATCCTGACCTGCTAAAACACTACTCTTTGGAAACTTGCTCCACTTGTAAACAACAAACTCTCCTTCGTTAAATTTACTTGGCTCAATAGTCATGTGCGAATATTTTTTTGTCATTACATCCTCCCTTTATCTGTAATTTCAATACTTCTTCTTGCGTGTTTAAACTTCGTTATGTAACCTCGTTGTTGCAAACTGTTACAACATTGAGCAACACTTGTTAGAGATTTAATATTTAATCCTTGTCTTATTTCTTCAAGTGAAGGAGAATAATTATTTTTAACCCAAAAGTTATTTACAAATTGTAATATTTCACTTTGTCTTGGTGTCATTTTCTTTTCTTCTTTTTCTTTAATGCTTTTGCTAAAGCTCTTTTGCTTTGCGGTGCTATATATTCATTTTTAATATGTGACAGATGTTCTAATGAACTTGATCCACCTACAAATTTACCTGAGTTATAGTCACTCTTATTAAGATTTTTTCCCATTTATAACCTTCTTTTTGTATTCAATTAGTTGCACAACTTTTTTTGTAATTTGTTTTGGAATTCGAATAATTGGCAGTGGGTAATGATCCCATCCATATTTTTTTCGCAAAATTTTTTCAATTAAATCTGTGTTCATAAATCACCATTTTTTTTCATTAGTAATGCATTGGTCATGGAGAAATATGCAGCTCCATCGACATAATTATCTCTATTGTAAGTATCAGGGTTAGAAGCTCTTGCGATCTTAACTCCTGCCATACACAAAGTTACTTGATCTGCTCGTATTGGAGTTTTTAAAATGACACTCCAAATCTTTGCAATGTCATCATGGTTTTTATCAAAATGACCATAAGCAATTTTTCTTTCACCACCTACAATAGAGTCAGCTTCTTCAAGAACATCCGTTACTTTATTATAAATATCCTCCACTATAAGTCTTGTTCCCTTTTATCCAACATTTGTAAGCCAATGTATTTGTTGCCACTCTGACTTTCATTTTTATAACCTTGTAATTTTATTGTTTCACCTTGCTTAACATCTCGTGAAACTCTTATTGATCCGTAGTAATGATGCTTTGCGTCAGCATCTTTGTTTGGCATTATATTTCCTTTACCTTCTTTTAATTCAAATTTATCCATTATATATCCCATCCATCGTCATTAGGTTTATTCCTAGTGAAAAGTGCTAATTTGTTTTCGTAAATTTTATTAAGTTGTTCGTTAGCATCAATCGGTATTTGATCATTAGTGTAAACACTTTTTAATTGACCAAGATGTTTTGTACCATCAAGAGCTGCGCTTATTCTTACGAATTCACTTTCAGATACTTCAAGAGAAGAATCAATATTATTTTTATCTTCAGGAGGAAGTATATGTTTATCATCCTTCTCCGAAGTATCTTTTGCACTACTATTGTTTAACTCGTCTATGGCTAATCCATTGCGAGTTGCAATTTGCATCTCATCAGCAGACGCAAATTCTCCTCCATCTAACCCAGCTCTTGCTAAACAAATTCCAAGAGAAGATGTCATTGCATTTTCTGTTGCGCTTGTTTTATTTACTGGTGATGAATTTCTTATCTCCTCAGCAATACCAACAGCAATCATATTTTTTTTAATCCATAATTCTGTTGTTGCTACTACTGATCCTGCAAAAATCATTTTATCATTATGAAAAATCGGATCACGAAACTCTACTCGTGAAACATAACTTGCGTCAGTTCCAAAGTATTTTCTAAAAATATGATTTCTTGTATTAACTGTTGCATAATACTTATTGTGAATTCTTACTTTATCTTTTGGTGAAAGTTTACTTACTTCAACAATCGCTTCTTTTAATTTAATATTGTCGGCATTTTCAGTAGCCATATAACTCCTTTGCTTCTTTTAAAAATGAATCACCTATGTTCCATGTGTAGTGGCTAAAATCTGGTTGTACTAATTTTTCAGGATGATCTAATTTTGCAATCTCTTGTTTCTTTGTTAAATTAGTTACGAGATCGTTAAATGCTTTTTTATAATCATGTTTTTCAACCTCATGTATGACATATTCATTTGGTGTTGCTTGAATAATAACAGTAGGTATTTTTGTTGCTAAATAATAAAAAGCTGCTTGTTGCAAATGTACATCGTCAGGAAAATCTTTATTTAGTTTTGGAAAATAATAACTGAAAGTACCATCTTTTTTCTGCTTACCTGCTTTAATGCTCCATTTTGTTTTAAGTTCTATTAAAAGATTTGGTGTTTGAATGTCAGTACGACCTATTATTGGTACATCTAATCGTGGATCATCAAGACTTACATAATATTCAAAGATTGCTTTTTCTTTTTTAACTCCCAATACAAAAAGAGCATCAAATATTTGTTTAATAGTTTCATCAATATAATTTTTATCATTGTTCCATTGAGCTTCATCTTTTTTATCATCCCAATTTTTATAATCGTCATAGAAGTATAACGGCTTAACTCTATTTGACATTATGGCTGCAACACTATCTCCTGCCAAAACACCACAACGCATTTTGGAGCTGTTTTTCATCTTCCTCCTTTTTTCTTGGTTGCAATGTAAATATTTGTAAACCCAAACATCTAATGGGGTTGAAGCTTGTGTTGGTGAAAAGTGATCAATTCCCCTATCTAAAAAATAAGGAGGTATAGTAGATGCTGATTGTGGAATATCTACTTTTTTATCACTACTACTCATTTTAAGTAGAATTAATATGTAAATATTATTTAATAAAGCGAAAAATCTATCTGATTCGTAGAAAAAACGAAAGTTTTATGTAAATTATGTGTAAGAATTTATAATACTTTGTGAGTAATTATTTTATCATGACAGGCAATTCATTCAAATCATACGAACAAATGAACCTTGCATACTGTTTTAATCTAAGTGTTTTTGGCTGACCATCATAAAAATTACGGCAAATAAATTCATCATCTTCATTTGACTTTCTCATAATTAAACCGCCATATACATTTTCATCATCTACTGCTTGATATAAACCTACTGCTTGATCTTTCATTCTTGTTGGATGTAGCCAAGGATAATAAAAATTAAGTAAATTGTAGTATGATCCTTTAGGATCATTTTTATCAATAATCATAAAGGTTTTCTTATCATACCACCACCAAGTACCAGAAAAAGCACCTGTTAATACTGGTCTTTCTTCACTTACACCATAAAAATTAACTATATTATTCCCAATAAATCCATTAATTTGTCTTGTGATAGGTTGACCAACTAATTCTGTTACACTTACTTGCAAATAATCTGCATATTTTTGTAAGACATCAAAACCAATATTTTTTTGTTTCATGTGCCTGCTTACAGTACGATGATCTATTTTTAAAACTTCAGCTGCTTCTTTTTGTGATTTTCCATTAATTTTTTCTCGTTTAAATACTTCTGATAAATTGTGCATTCCGTTCCTACTGTAAGTTTGCTTCATAATATGTTAAGCTTTTATACACAATAGACATATCATGTACATATAAATTACATAAAACTTACATTTTGTAATTATTCTATCTATGGTGTAGAATTATTCGCATGGATTATATTCAAACAT